ACCATTACTATCAAGGAATTGCAGGTACAGGTGATTTCTGGATTGCAAGATATCCCGGCACTAAGGGTGACTCCCTAAAGGTGGTCTTGAATGATGGTGGTTGTACCGCAGGTGTTCTTACTAATGAACAATACCAAGAATGGCCATATTATTCATACTTCGATTCAAATATGCCTTATACAAGTCAATGGATGGAAGACCTAACTGGTAATACCCAAGGTTATGACGGTTTGAATGTTGCAGTCATTGACGAAGATGGTGAATTTACAGGAACAAAAGGTACTGTACTTGAAACATTTAATGGACTTTCAAAAGCAGCCAATGCCAAGAAACATAATGGAGAGTCAAATTATTATGTAAATGTAATTAACGATTCATCAAAATATATTTGGTGGGGTGACCACCCTGTTAATGACGGTGAACTGGGTAGTGTCAATGGTGGTGATTTAGATTGGGGTGATACCTTAACTGCGGGTTCAACTGGAGCATTCGATGTTATTGTAAATCCACCAGAAGGTGCATCTCAAGGTATAAGTCATTCTCTAACCGATGGTGGTGGAGAAACTTCTGGTACAATCTCAACTGGTTCATCAGCAGGGTATGGTTTATTCTCAGACCCAGAAACAGTAGATATGAGTTTGATTCTTGGTGGTGAAGCAGATGCAACACTTGCAGGTGAACTAGTTGACCTTTGCGACAGTCGTAAAGATTGCGTTGTGTTCCTCTCACCTCTACGAACAGATGTTCTTACAGCAAATGATACTGGAGAATTGGAATCAGCAGCCGAAACAGCAGTTCTTACATATCGAAACACTACGCTGAACAAATCAAGTTCATATGCATTTATGGACTCTGGTTGGAAGTATATGTACGACCGATACAGTGATGTATACCGATGGGTGCCACTAAATGGTGACATCGCAGGACTCGCTGTTCGTTCAGACCAACAAACAGAAACTTGGTTCTCGCCTGCGGGGTTCAACCGTGGACAAATCCGTGGTGTAATTAAACTTGCGTGGAATCCACGCAAAGCACACCGTGATAATCTTTACAAAGACCAAGTGAACCCAGTAGTTTCATTTCCCGGCGAAGGTACAGTCCTTTGGGGTGATAAAACAATGCAAGCAAAACCAAGTGCATTCGACCGATTGAATGTCCGAAGGTTGTTCATCGTTCTTGAAAAAGCAATCGCAACTGCCGCTAAGTATCAACTCTTTGAACAGAATGATGCATTTACTCGTACTCACTTTAAGAGTATGATTGAACCATTCCTTCGTGATATTCAATCACGCAGAGGTATCATCGATTTCAAGGTTGTGTGTGATGATAGCAACAACACTGGTGAAATAGTAGACCGTAACGAATTTGTTGCAGATATCTACATCAAACCAACTCGTTCGATTAACTTCATCACCTTGAACTTCATTGCAACACGAACAGGTGTGGACTTCAGTGAAGTCGGTGCTTAATCTATATCATATAAATACTATAGAACAAAACTTTTAGGAGAAACAAATAGATGAACATCAATAATTTTAAATCAGCACTTTCAAAGGGCGGGGTTCGACCTCATCTCTTTAGGGTGCAGGGTAGTATTGGTACGACCAATCTTCCCACCAAAGTTGGTTTTCTTTGCAAAGCCGCTTCGCTCCCTGCAACAAGCATTACGGCCCTTGAAGTTCCCTTCCGTGGGAGAAAAATCAAATTGCCTGGCGAAAGAGAATTTGCAGAATGGTCATTAACATTCCTTTCTGATGGTGAATTTGAAATTCGCAATGCGTTTGAAAAATGGATGGATGAACTTAATCACACAGTTGCAAACACTGCATCAAGTGAACACGATTTAAGTGGTCCATTATTTCCAGATTGGAGAATTGACCATCTTGACCGTCAAGGAGAAGCAATTAAGTCATATAAATTCTTCCATTGCTGGCCATCAGAAGTTAGTGCTGTAGATGTATCAACCGATGCATCTGACCTAATGGAATTTACCGTGACACTACAATATACTTATTTTACCACCCAAGACACTGATGAACAATCAGGTATTGGTATCGCTTCAGCGCCAGGTAATTAATATATTGTGAACTTTTTATTATGTAAAGGACTTATCGTATGCCAATAGAATTTTTCGGATTTAGTATAGGAAAGAAGAAGTCTGCAAAGTCGAATATCGCAGGGAATAAAAATAAAATTCCCGAAACATTTGTACAACCAACCATCGAAGATGGTTCAGCAATTGTTGATAACACGGCCGGTGCAGGCGGTTTCTTTGGTTCATATGTTGATTTTGACCGTGAAGTAAAATCTGAAATTGAGTTCATCAATAGATATCGAGAAATGGCATTACACCCAGAAGTGGAAGGTGCCATCGAAGACGTTTGTAACGAAGCAATTGTATATGATGACATTAAAAACTCTGTTGAATTAAACCTCGACAGAGTTGATTCTTTATCAGATAATATCAAAAGCAAGATGCAGGACGAGTTCGATGATGTTTATCGACTCTTTAATTTTGAAAACAGAGGTTATGAAATCTTTAGACGGTGGTATATTGATGGAAAGATTTATTATCATATGGTAGTGGATTCCAAATCACCAAATAAAGGTGTGCAGGAACTTGCATATATTGACCCATCACAAATCAAGAAAATTGTCGAGGTTAATAAGAAAGCCAAAGAAGGTGTTGATGTCGTAGAAAGTACAGAAGAATACTACATTTATCGTGAAAAACCAGAATCAAATACTGGTATTAGAATTGCAAATGAAGCCGTATGTTATGTAACATCAGGACTATATGATGCATCAAGTAAGAAGATTATTAGTTATCTTCACAAAGCAATCAAACCACTTAATCAGTTGCGTATGATTGAAGATGCAGTTGTTATTTACCGTATATCACGGGCGCCCGAAAGACGAATCTTTTATATTGATGTTGGTTCGCTTCCAAAGACAAAAGCAGAACAGTATGTGAATACTATTATGAATAAATATCGAAACAAATTGGTATATAATGCTGATGATGGTTCGATTCGTGATGACAAGAAACATATGTCAATGCTTGAAGATTATTGGTTGCCTCGCCGTGAAGGTGGTAAGGGTACAGAAATCTCTACACTCGATGGTGGACAAAACTTAGGAGAAATGGAAGATGTGGAATATTTCCAAAAACGATTATTTCAATCACTAAGTATTCCCCGAACTCGATTTGAAATGGATAGTGGATTTTCTGTTGGTCGTTCATCAGAAATCAATCGTGATGAAGTTAAATTTATGAAATTCATTAATAGATTGCGAAATAGGTTCAACGATTTATTCCGAATAGTTCTACGAACACAATGTATACTTAAAGGTATTATGACCGAGGACGAATGGAATCAAATTGAACAACACATCAAATTTGATTATGCAAAAGACAATCACTTTACAGAATTGAAAGATTATGAAATCATTGGTGAGAGAATGACAATTCTTAGGGATGTAGACGAATATATTGGTAAATATTTCTCAACCGAATGGGTAAGGAAAAATATCTTACGACAGGATGATGAAGACATAAAAGAGATAGATAAACAGGTATCACAGGAACGAGAAGCCGGTATTATTACCGATAACTAACGGAAACTATTAAAAATGAATAACTATTCAAAAGACATTATAGAAAGCATTTTTGGTAAGGAAGAAACCGAAAGCATTAAGAGTAAAATCGAAACTGTTCTTAATGATAAGGTTGGTGTTCGTATTGCACAAGAAGGTGTAAATGTTGCACGAGATGTTATGGTTGTTTATGAAGAAGAAGAAGAAGCAGATAAAGCCGATATACAAGGTACGGTAGATGATGTTGGTCTTGACCCTGTTATGGACAGGGAATACTTTTTAAAATCTGTCGAGATTGGTGATGTGCTTGTTACAATTAAAACAATTGGTGTAGGTAAAAACAAACCTGTTTCTGTATACATTGATAGTGTTCGTTGGGAATTCTTTGCTGGTCCTGTTATCGCAGAAAAAGAAGTAAAGAAGTTTATTGACTCAGAACATTATGATAAGTGGCTAAAATCGATGGGTGCTGATACATCTACTAAAGAAAAAGAACCACCGACACCACCAGAAGAAGAAGAAGAAAAGGTTGATGAAAATATTATCAATACCCTTCATAATATCAAAGAATCTAAAGAATTTACATTTTATAACGAAAATGTTTCAATTATTGTTGATTCAGAACAAGCAAATGCAATAGTGGCGGTATATGAAACACTAAATAAGAATAACAAGGATAGTTTTAGAGAAATGCTCAAAGAGAGCAGAAGCAGTTTTATTAAGATTCTAAACTTTTCTTTTGAACAACTATCAACAATAGGAGATTCCCAAGATGAATCACGATAACGCTAGAGAAATTATTAACGACATCCTCGATACAAATTTATATGATGCAAAAGATAAACTTGTATCTTCATTATATGCTAAAGCAAGTGAACAACTTGAAACATACCGAGAAGATAATAGTGCAGATATTATTCAGAATGTATCTGATATTGCAGAGGAATTGAGCAAAGAACAGAAAGCATATAAATCTTTCTTTACTGGTATGCTAAAGAAGTGGGATGTAGAATCACCAGCCGATATTCCAGACGAAAAGAAAGATGAATTCTTTGATGCAGTTAAAAAGGGATGGGATAAACATAAAGATAACGATTCTAAGGGAGAGGGAGAATAATGAAACTAATCACAGAAACAAATCTTGATGGTATTAATATGATTGCAGAAGCCAAAGAAGGTGGTGGTAAGAATTACTACATCGAAGGTGTTTTTATGCAATCAGACACCAAAAATAAGAATGGTCGAGTATATCCTAAAGATATCCTGATGAATGAAGTTACACGATATGCAAAAGAGTATGTTGGTAACAAACGAGCATTGGGTGAACTTGGACATCCAGAAGGACCAACAGTAAATTTAGAACGAGTATCCCATATTATTACAGAACTT